AGCGGCAAAGGCTGCGAACACGGCGGCAACGAATGCAAACAACGCGACCAAGGCCGCGAAAGAAGCGGCGACAAACGCAAATACGGCGGCAAAAAAAATCAATAATATGTCGGCATCCGCAAAAAGCGTTGATGCGGGAGCAGAGGCAACGGCCACAGTCACCATGGTTGACGGACACTACAATATCGCATTCGGCGTCCCACGCGGGGCAACAGGACCGCGCGGACCGAAGGGCGATCCCGGCAGCATCGACAACCTCGCGGAGAATGTGGCGCTTGAGATCGCCAAGTATAATTTTGGTCAGCCGTACAACCTGCTGGACAACAGCGATTTCGTCCACCCGGTTGCGCAGGCGGGCGTAAACGGGGCGCACGGCGCGACCGGGTATGCTGTGGATCGCTGGAATCGGACAAACGGCGCGACGGTTTCACAGGCGGCAGACGGGCTGAAAATCGTGTCGGACAAAACGAGCTGGACGGCGGGCATTCAGCAGCGGATCGAGGCGAAACGGTTTTCCAACGTGATGACGTTTGCGGTGCGCGGTGTTTTCCCGGTGGCGTGCCGACTGTTTGTCTACATCGGAAGCGGCACGACAAATTTTGGTCAGGCGTATTTTCAGGGCGACGCGGCGGAACGCACGCTGGTGCTGAAGCTGACAAAGCCGGATGGCCTGACCGGGGACGAAGTGGTGAACGTGTACATTTCGCCGGACACAGACAGCACCGGCACGGCGGCGGTCGTCCGCTGGGCGGCGCTCTACGAAGGCGAATACACGGCGGAAACCCTGCCGCCGTATGTGCCGAAGGGATACGCGGCGGAACTGGTCGAGTGCCTGAGATACTATCGCAAGATCAAGGCCAACAACGAAACGTTTTCCGGGTACGCCACGGGCGGCGTGGCTTACGCGTTTATTCCGCTGACTCAGGCGATGCGGATTGCGCCGACCGTAACAGGCGGCGGGAAGTTTTACTACACGCTGGGCAGTGCGCAGGGAACGACGACCGAGACGGCTACGGCGCATAACACAAACGCAAACCGCGTCATCGTTAAGTGTGGTGTATCTGTAACGGGCGTATGCACGGGCGTGATTACGCCGCAGGGCGACATTGATATTTCTGCCGACCTGTAAAGGAGGGATGACATTGGACACAGAGAGCTGCAAGGTACTGGTGCAGACCGACGACGCGGGGCACGTGACGGCGATCAACAGCGACGCGTTTGTGAGCGGCGACGGCTGGACACAGATTGACGAGGGCGAGGGCGACCGATACAGGCACGCGCAGAACAACTATCTGCTCAAGCCGCTCACGGACGAGCGCGGCGTGTACCGCTACAAGCTCGTGGACGGGCTGATTGCGCAGCGGACACAGGCCGAGATGGATGCGGACTTTGACGCATTGCCCGCGCCGCCGCTGACGACTGAGGAGCGCGTGAACAACGTGGAGCAGCGCACGGACGCGCTGGAATCCGCAAACGACGATCTGATTTTGATGATGGCTGATTTGATTGGAGGTTAAAAAGATGAAAACTTTGAACGCTTTGAAGCTGCGCATTATGACCCGTGCCTTTAGAATCCGCATTGCCAACGGCGAGGATTTTGCCGATATCGCGGCGGATTATCCTGCACTGACGACCGACGACCTGGAAGCCATCCGCGAAGCGCTGAACATGGGCTGACGAGGGGGAGAACGTGATGCGTGATATCATACTGGCGTTTGACCGTTTTGGCGATCAAGCGCTGCTGCTTGGCCGCGTCGATGAAAATCGCGCGACGCGGGTGCTGATCGACCTAAAAAGCATATTGAGCCAGTATCCAGATGCTATTGCGTCGATCACGGTCAAGCCGCCTGGCCGGGTGGAGTATCCGGCGGTGGTGAAACAAGAGGGCGGTATCCTGACGTGGGAGATCACGCGCGCGGATATCGGCAATAAAGCCGGAAGCGGGCAAGCCCAAATCACAATCCGAGAGGCGGATGGCACGGTCATCAAGACTGCGATTGCCTGTACGCGCATCAGCGAGTCTCTTGGCGACGCAACTGCCCCGGCGCCTGATCCGGTCGAAAAATGGATTGATAAAGCAACTGGCACGCTGGCCGACGTTGAGCGGGCGGGAAGCGCCGCGCAGGAGGTCGCGGACGAAGTACAGCGGCGGTTGGATAATGGCGACTTTGTAGGGCCGCAAGGCCCGCAGGGACCCAGGGGCGACACAGGCCCGATTGGCCCGCAGGGACCCAGGGGCGACACAGGCCCGATTGGCCCGCAAGGGCCGCAAGGCGATAAAGGGGATAAGGGGGACAGGGGCGAGAAGGGAGACACCGGCCCGCAGGGCGAAACGGGCGCAAAAGGCGAACCGGGCAAGGATGCTGTCATTGACGCGACGCTGACCCAGGAGGGCTCGGCGGCGGACGCAGCCGCAACGGGAAAGCGGCTGGCGGAAATCGAGAAGGCTGTTGCTGAGAAGGCCGACAAAGCGAGCCAGAATATCCTGATCGGCAGCGAAACGGGCAATCCTGTATCTGTCTCTGACGCTTTTTCCGCGCCATTATGCGGCCTGACCGTGTACGGCAAGAGTACACAGGATGGCACACCGACTCCCGATGCGCCTGTTCCGATCGTGAGTGCGGGGGACGGCGGGAGCGTGGCGGTGAAGGTGACGGGGAAAAATCTGCTGAATATTCCTGACGGGTCAGGGACCGCTAGAGGTGTAACGGTTACTGCAAAAGATGGGTTAATATCAATTTCAGGAACGGCAATTAGTTCTGGCTACGCTTGGTTAAACATCCCACCTTTAATTGCATCCGGTGTGGTGATTTTATCATCTAGCCTCACATCTCTAAAAGTGAAACTTGTATCAGAAAAATGGGTCGTTATTCTTTCTCCAAATGCTGCTAATAAAATGTCTGATGTGGCAACCAAAATAGTTTTTATGGTCACTGAAGGACAAACATACAATCTCACTGGCGTAAAAGTGCAGATTGAACTTGGCACAACCGCCACCGCCTACTCCCCCTACCGTGAACAGCTCCTCACCCTTCCCACTCCCAACGGCCTGCCCGGCATCCCTGTCACCTCTGGCGGCAACTATACGGATGAAAATGGGCAGCAGTGGGTTTGCGACGAGGTGGACTTTGGCAAGAGTGTAAAGGTGCAGAGGGTGGATAAAGCGGCTTTCGACAGCACAAAAACGTTGGTTGAGCAGAATGCAATACTCGTCACCCCCATCGAAACTCCACTCACTCCTGCCGAAATCGCCGCTTACAAAGCGCTCACCGCTTACGGCCCCGACACGGTGGTGCAGGCGGGTGACGGTGCCGGGGTAAGACTGGAATATCAGTGCGATGTGAACATCGTAATCAAAAATCTTGAGGACGCGATTGCGTCTATGACTACAACCTAAAGGAGGGAAAAAGCATATGGCAATCAAAAGCAAAGCAAGACATGACCTGACCCTGCGCTCCATTAAGCGCGAGATCGCCGCCGGGCGAGATGTGGCCTATTGGCTGGACAAGGCATACACCCATCTTGACAGCGGCTTGCTGACGGAAGACGACATCGCGGAGATTGAAGCCCTTGCACAGGCGTATTATGATGCGCTGGACGCGGAAAACGCGAAGGAAGAGGCTGACGACGGCCTTTCAATCGTCTAAGGAGGCAAAACCATGATTATTCTTGGCATCATCGTCGGCGGCGCGATCATCTTCGCGGCTGGCTGCCTGGTTGGCCGCTTCATCCGCGCGGGAGGTGCGTGGGACGAATGAAAAGCAAAAAAGAATATGAAATGCAAAGAAAACGGGCGCGGAAATGGGCCATCGAGTACATTACTGACTACCTGTACAGCTGGGGCATCGAACCGACGGAAGAGAACATCCGAAAGTATGCTTTAGCCCGCAGACGGACGCTGAAACAGTTCCATCGGTTACGAGGGCATTTGCTCGGATAAAAAAACGGAAAGGAGGAAAAGCCAATGATTGAAACAAGCGAGGCCATCCGCACGGCGCGGGAGCTGATCGGGACGCCTTACAGCGAGCTGGACTGCATCAACCTCATCAAGAAGGTCATCCGCGCAGCGCCGGGCGGCGACAAGCGCTACACGACGGCGGGCACAAACGAGCTTTGGAACAGCTTTGACAGCGTGCCGAAGTATCGTCATTTGATCTGGCGGCAGACGGGGATTTCCGGCGCGAAGCCGGGCATGCTGGCGTTCATGGGCGTGGGCACGGGCGACGTGAGCCACACCGGGCTGGTGACGGAGCGGGGAACGGTGATCCACTCAAGCAAGAGCCGGGGAGGCGTGGTAGAAACCGCACTGACGGAAAAGAACGGCTGGAACGGGCTGGGGGTGCATCGGAAGATCGAGGTGGACTATTCGGAGGGAGGAAAAACGGAAGTGAGCGAAGCTGAAAAGATTTTTGGCAACGCAACGGTGAGCGTGACCAGCGGATATCTCAACATCCGCGAGGGCGCAAGCACGCAGTCAAAGGTCATCGCAAAAGCCGCAGACGGCGCGCGGGTGAACGTCATCCGCGAGGCGGGCGGCACGGGCTGGGTGTTCGGCAAGCTGGAAAGCGGCGTGGCGGGGTACATGTCCAGCGAGTATCTGGTCGAGGACGCGCCGGGCGCAGATGGCGCGGAGGATGGCGGCGGTGAAGAGATCGCCAGCACTACGACGCTGACCGACGGCAACGGCGCGTACGTGACGCTGGTCGGGCGGTGGAAGGTTACAAATGACTGATGAGGTGACAGATAGGTGGACTTGACGACATGGCTTCCGGCGGTTGCAAGCGCGGTCGGCAGCCTTGCAGGCGTGCTTGCATCCAACAAGCTGATGCAATATCGCATCCAGCAGCTTGAGAATAAGGTCAACAAGCATAACAGTATCGTCGAGAGGACGTACAAGCTTGAGGGCGAGGTCAAAGAGCTTCAGCATGATGTGCGGGACTTAAAAGGAGATATCAAGGTATGAGGATTAACTGGTTGGTACGCTTTCGCAACAAGACGTTTCTCGCGTCGTTTCTGGCGCTGGTGATCGCGTTTGTTTATAACCTTTTGGCGCTGTTTGGCGTAACGCCGACGGTGCAGCAGGACGCGCTTTTGACTGCCGTCAACGCGATCCTGACGGTGCTCGGCATGATCGGCGTGATCGCCGACCCGACGACCAAGGGCATCAGCGACAGCGCGCAGGCGATGACCTACGACAAGCCCAAGGAGGGATAAGGGAGGTGGTTTTCTGTGCGCCTTGATTTTGACAGGCGCACAAAAGAGGAAATCGCCCGCCGCTGCGGCTTTGACGAGCACGTCCGGCTGGGGCAGGTCTTTGACCTGCTCTGGCGCGGTTACAGCATTGTGCAGATCAGCATGACACTGGGCATGTCGCCCGCAACTGTCAGCCGCAGCATTCGCGAGATCAAGAGACGGATGTCTGCATCTATATATACAGATGATAACACCCCTGCCTGATGGCGGGGGCTTTTTTTAATGCAAAAAATAAATAAAAATAATTCACAAAGCACTTGACAAGTAAATTAAAATAATGTATAATACAGTCATAAGGAACAAGGAAAACAACCAGATAGGACAGGAGGAAATCAGAATGAAGTACAACAAGCAGATCATCATGAAGCGCGCGTGGATCATGGTCAAGAGCTTTGGCCTGAGCCTGAGCGTTGCGCTCAAGGGCGCGTGGGCGCTGGCCAAAGCGCTGATCGCCGCCGAAAAGGAAGGCAAGGAATCCGGCTGGAACTACAAGGTCGTCTGCAATGACTGGGTGAAGGGCAGCCATAATCGCACCTATGTCTCCGCGCGCATCTACACCAATGCCTGGAACCGCAAGCGCGATCTTGAGATCGGCTACATCGACAACATGACCGGCGCGCTCGTCGCCGCCTAAGAAAGGAGAAAAAATGAAATATTACATCGAATGCACCGTAAACAAAAAAGACCCGCTGACTGGCAGAACGATTGAAACTGACGTTGACCTCTCCCTGCCTTATCTGGTGGATGTCGAACCGTCTCGGATGAATGATGAGTGGGCAAAAGCTCGTCTGATAAGCGAGTATTGGGCAGACTTTGACCCCGCAACACCTGCACCGCGTATGTGGTGGGAAACTGACAGCGGAAAAGACGAAAACAATGATTATTATACATTGATCGTATATACGGCTGCTGATGACGGCGAGCCGGATTTTGATAACATGGTTGCGGGCGCGTCTATGGATGCTTGTGAAATTTGGGAGGAGAAAAAACATGAACATTAAACAGCTGCGCGTCTTGCGCGGATTGAAACAGAAAGAGCTGGCAGATAAGATGGGCATATCCGCCCAACAGCTCAATAATTACGAAAGGGGGAGCAGTAACCCCGGCAACAAGATTCTGCCTGCATTGGCAGACGCGCTGGGCGTTTCGACAGCCTACCTTCGGGGGGACGCACAGCGGTTGGCCGTCTATGACTGGCAGACCGAGCGCACGGAGGCGCTCCCAATCGTGTCCGAGACGGTGATCGACGATTACGGCATTTTTTACCTCGTCGAGCACCCGGACGTCGGGATCATTGCTGTGATCCAGTCTGAGGGTATGCAGTTTACCCTCGCGGACTGGCAGGGTGAGCAGCCTATGACCGTCGATGAGATCGGCGCCGCGCGCTGGGTTGACGCGCGCGGCGAAGACACGGTGGTAATGTATAGGGGATTGCCTCGCGTCTTCGTTGGCGGCGAGTTTTGGAGGCGCTGACTATGCCGCGCAAGCTCAACATGCAGGTCGGCAATGTGTTTGGCGATCTCAAGGTTTTGAGGATCTGGCGACTGCCGGAGGCGTCGTCTAAGACACAATGCGATGCGGAATGCCTGAGATGCGGCAGCGTAAAGTCGTACTATGCGAGCAATCTGATTGCGGGCAAGACTACATCGTGCGGATGCAAGGCAGTTGGGAAGATCACAAAAACGTGTGTGATCTGCGGAAAGCCGTTTGACTCATACCGCTCGGACAACCGCGTGACCTGCTCGGATGCCTGCCGCCGTCTTCGGGCGGCGAAGTCGTCGCATGACAAGCCGCGCAAGTGGGGAGAAGACGCGAAAAGACGACGCGCAGAAAACCCCGACATTAAGGCGCGGATGGACGAGTTACAGCCGCGCGCTTTGCAAGCGGCGCTTGCAAAACCGGAGGGGCAGCGCGGGCCGCAAAACCGGGGAAGCAAGATCTGGGTGCTGGTCGATCCGAGTGGAAATCGAGTGCCATGCACCAATCTGCTCGACTGGGCGCGCAACAATTATCGGCTCTTTGAGCCGCAAACTCCGGAAGAGGAGCGAGACGATGCTGCGAACCGTATCGCGCGGGGATTTCAAAAGATCGCGGCATGCATGCGAGGCAATCCATCGTGCAAGGGATCTGTGTATCACTATAAGGATTGGGGGCTGCTGTCTCTGCCTATCACGCCAGCGCATAGGCGCAAATCGGATGATCCAGATCAATAGCGTTTATTCCCTGCCTTGCGCAGGGAGTTTTTTGACTTAAAAATAAATAAAAATAATTTGTAAAACACTTGATAAGTAAATTAAAATGATTTATAATATACTTGTAAGGAACAAAGAAAAAACCGACAGGAGGAAGAAACCATGAAAGAAAAGTACAAAAATAAACTTTCCGACACCGCGCGGGAGATTCTGGAACACTCCGGCCTGAACTTTGCCCTCATGGGCGACAAGATGGCCATGTCGCCGCGCGACAAGGCCGTCAAGCTGCTCAAAGCACACCCTGCCGAGATGCAAGAGATCAAGGCCGCGCTGCTGGCCGAGCAGACCGAAGAGCGCGAAACCGCCGAGCGCCGCCGGAATTTCCGCGCCGCGATCCCAGGTCTCAAGGAACTCGAAGCGGCGAAGAAAGAACAAGCAGCCTACCGCGAAGCGTTTTCGCGGGCTGTGGATAGCGGCGACGGTATCTATCCCGCCAAGCCCAAGAGCGACCCGGCAGAACTGAGCGAGAGATACCCGATGGCGGCCGCAATGCTCCGCGCGGAAAGCTACTCCCGCGCCGCCAACTACCGCAAAGCCAGCGCGGGTAGCAAAGCCGTCGAGCGCATCCTCGACGGAGAGGATTGGGAGAAGGCCATCAGCGATATGGAGACTGAGTGGCACGAGGCAACAAGCGAGCACATGTGGGACTGACAAAAACCTGATATAAACATGACGTGCATCTGATAGGTGCACGTCCTTTTTTTGTGCAAAAATGAGGGCAGAAGCAGGTGAGAGCGTGTTTGTTCCATTCAATCCAAACCCTTTCCGTTCTCGTGTCGGCGACTGCGCGATCAGAGCGGTAAGCAAAGCCACAGGGCAAACATGGGAAAGTGTCTTCGTCGCGCTTTGCCTTGACGGTTTCTGCGTTGGGGATATGCCGAACGCAAATCATGTCTGGGGCGCGTATCTCCGGCGAAAAGGCTTCAAGCGGCACAGCATCCCGGAGACGTGCCCGGACTGCTACACGGTTTCGGATTTTTGCCGAGACTTCCCGCGTGGCGTCTATGTTTTGGCGACAAATGGACACGTTCTCGCGGTCGTGGACGGTGATTGGTATGACACATGGGACAGCGGTGGCGAAACGCCTCTGTACTACTGGGAGGGATGATTTATGGCCTATCCGATGCAAGGCTGGCAGCAGCCATACGGCGGATATTATCCACCTATGCAAGACCAACTCGCGCAGCTCAGATCACAGCCGTATATGCCGCAGCAACCAGCGCAGCAAGCGCCAGCTCAAAATAGCGGCGGAATCATCTGGGTTCAGGGCGAAGCAGCGGCGAAAAGCTACCCGGTCAGCCCCGGAAGCGGCGTTTTGCTGATGGATAGCGAATCTTTGACGTTTTACCTCAAATCTGCGGATGCAAGCGGTATGCCGTCGATGCGAATCTTTGACTACACCGAGAGGACAGCACCGAGACAGGCCGAGCCTCCCGTACAATCAGCCGATTATGTGACCCGCGACGACTTCAACGCACTCGTGGCGCGTGTCGATGCGATGGCAAAAAAGCCAAACAGGAAAAAGGAGGATGCAGCCGATGAGCAACCCACTGTTTAATGCAATGCAGGGCATGTCTGGGAATCTTCCAGGACAGATGGGACAGTTTCAGCAGATGGCGCAGGAGTTCAAGCGGTTCAAAGCTGGATTTAACGGCGATCCTCAGCAGGAGGTTCAGCGCCTACTCAACAGCGGCAAGATGACGCAGCAGCAGTTTAATCAACTCTACGGCATCGCCCGCCAATTTCAAAGTCTTTTTGAAGGCCTCTAACGGCTAAATCCGTGCGCACGGTTAGCGATAAAAACGAAAGGACGTGTGAAAATGTCTTTGACAACCTCTGAAATGACCCCCGCCGATATCGCGGCGGTAACGGGCGGAAATCGCAACAACGGCGGCATGTTTGGAGACGGGAACGGTGCATGGTGGATCATCGTTCTGTTCCTCTTTATGTTCTGCGGCTGGGGTGGCATGGGCTGGGGTGGCAACGGAAACGGAGTTAATAACCCCGGATTCCAAGGCTACGCGACACGCGCCGATATCAACGAAGGCTTTGCCATCAACGGCATTGACAACGGTATCCGAGCCATCCAGAACGGGCTTTGTGACAGCACCTACGCCATCACTAACGCCGTCAATAGCGGTTTCAGCGCGGCGGAGCTTTCCCGCGCCAACCAGCAGGCGGCGCTCATGCAGCAGCTCTTTGCAATGCAGATGCAGCAAGCGAACTGCTGCTGCGAGACGCGCGAAGCGATTCAGGGCGTGAATTACAATCTCGCTACTCAGGCTTGCGACACACGCAACCAGATGCAGCAGGGCTTCTGCGCCATCCAGAACACGCTCAACAGCAACACCCGTGACGTGATCGACAACCAGAACGCCAACAGCCGCGCGATTCTCGACTTCCTGACGCAGGACAAGATTGCCATGCTCACGGCGGAAAACACCGACCTTCGCCGCGCTGCGTCTCAGGATCGTCAGTCTGCGCTGCTCACCAACGAGATGGCGACGCACACCACGCAGATCATCAACGCGTTGCGTCAGCCCGTCGCTGTCCCTGCATATCAGGTGCCAAACCCCTATACGGGCGTTTACGGCTACGGCTGCGCTGCTAACGCCGGTTGTGGCTGCTAAAATCGCATAAGAGATGCAACTGTTCGGCGTGACCGAGCTGTTCAGCCCTGAGCTGATTCTGCAACGACGGCGGGGCGAATGTGTCCCGCCGTTTCTTATGAAAGGAGATAATCTATGGCTGAGTATACCAACGCCAACACGGCACTTGTCGCGGCTGGCCAGAATCTACCGCTGACCGAAACGCCGATTTGTGGCTCTCCGTGCATCATCCATCGAGAGGGCGCGGGAATCGTAACGCTACGCGGTCTGACAAACCAGTGCCGAGCACGGTACTTTGTGGACTTCACCGGGAACATCGCCATTCCGACGGGCGGAACGGTTGAAGCGATCTCCATTGCGCTGACGATAAACGGCGAACCGCTGAATAGTGCCGTCGCCATCGTCACCCCTGCGGCGGTCGAGAACTATTTTAATGTTTCCGTCTCTGCGTTTGTCGATGTGCCGCGTGGATGCTGTGTAACCGTCGCGCTGAAAAACATCAGTGCGCAAGCGATTGACGTTGCAAACGCAAACCTGATCGTCACGCGGCAGGCGTGAGAAAGGAGCAAAAAATGAGCATGAAAGCGATGCGCGACTTGCGCGATATGCTTTGCGATGAGCTGGACAAAATCGCCGCCAAGCGTGATATGAACCCCGGCGACCTCGAAACCGTTCACAAACTGACCGACACCATCAAGAATATTGACAAAATCGAAATTCTTGAGGACGAAGGCTACAGCAACAGCGCGGAGTGGCGCGCTGACGTGCGCGGAAGCTACGGGCGCAACGACCGACGCGGCGAACATTACGTGCGCGGACATTACAGCCGCGACGACGGGCGCGAAAGCATGATGCGCAAAATGGAAGAGATCATGCGCGACGCAACCGGCGAACAGCGCGAAATCATCCGCCGCGCGATGGACGAGCTGCGCAACGCCTGACGGGCGGTGAGCGGCATTGATCGACCTGAAAGAGATCGACGAAACCATCACCAAAATCAAGCGCGAAGGAACGAGCGTGAAAGACGCTGAACGTCTGGCGGTGCTGTACGGCCTCCGGGCGCACATGGCGAACGAATCTGTGCAGGATGTAAGGGAAGCACCCATTTCGGCATACTCAATGGCAGCAGAACCGGAAAGCGAGTTCCGCGCCGCGTGTGCAGGCTTGTCAGCCGCCGAGCTTGTCGATGCGCTGGAAGACACGATTCAGGGCTTGCAGATCGTCGCGCCGAAGGCATACGCGGCAGCCATCCGAAAGCTGAAAGCATCTCGAAACTAGCTGTTTTTGGCACGATTTCACACGAAATTTCACACGAAGAACAAAAAAGCTAGTAAATACAACGGGAATAAATGGGTTCAAGTCCCATCTACCGCACCAAACAGGAAATCCAGAGGCCGCAAAGGTTTCTGGATTTTTTCTTTTGCCGTCTATTTTATTCAGTGTAAATTATTACTCATTTCGTGAATCGTCATTCCTTTTCCGTGTGAACTTTTGCAAAATCATTTCACACGGAATTTCACACGGGCTTTTTGATGGATTCGTAGAGTGCCGCCGTTCCTGCGGCCAGCTCGGCGTTTACGGATTCCTGCCGCTCGCGGAAAAGCTCGACGTACACCTGATGGGAGAAAGCGGACGTTGAATGACCCATGACGCGGGCAAGCTCTTCCTCGGACGCGCCGGAGTATGCGACCGATGTTGCGAAGAAGTGGCGCAGATCGTAAAAGCGCATCTTTTCGGGAAGTCCAAGTGCCGCCCTGCATTTTTTCCAGCGGTAGTCAACGAGGTTCGGCTTTAGCGTCAGTATTTGGGCGTGGTCAGCGCCTCGCGGCTTGCAGTCGTACAGATTTTGAAAAAAAGACCAGTCGAGACGAAGCGCGCGCTCTCCCGCATCTGTCTTTGTGACGTTTTTCCTGACGTATGAGCGGGATTCATCGCGCACTGTGGCCTTGTCGATGCTTAAAAGCCCCATCTTGTACGCTTTCCCGTCTCTGCTGATTGCGGAAACAGGTTCAGCGGACAGATCCCCCCACGTCAGAGCATACGCCTCAGAAGGGCGCAAGCCCGCGCTCACAATGAAGCAGCAATAAAGGTAGAAATCCGTTTCCCAATGCTCTTTAGCATAGTTCAGCACGTCTCGCGCCCAGCCTTCGGAAAAAAGCTGTTTCTTTGGCTTCTTCCTTTTGGCTATGACAATCCCAGACAAATTCAAATCAGGCACATATTTGCCAAAAACGGAGCGCAGAAAGTAAAACTCATTCCGAACCGTTTTCACAGCATGATCTTTAGCTCTTGCGTCAATCGCTTTTTGGATATCCCGCTCTGTGATTTGATCCAGGCGTAAAGAGACAAGCATCGGAAAGCTGTTTTCCCGTATCGAGACATACGCCGGAATCGTAGACGGCGAATAGCCTTGCACACGGCAAGTATCTATAAACTCGTCCATTGCCTGACCGAGCGTCAGCGTTTGCTTCTTCTTCCTCTTGCGATCGGCGGCGGCGACGGCGGCGAGGCGTTCAGATTCGCGGGCGGTCGATGCAGTAAAGGATTCAACGATTGGCTTTCCTGCTGCATCCCTGCCGAGGTAAACCTGTGTTCGCCAGTTGCCGGACGGAAGTTTCTTTGCCTTTGCCATAAAAAATCCCCCTTTTGATAATTATTTGATAGTATATTCCTCGAAAATCGGCATATGATAAAAAAAGAAAGGCGGTGAACACATGAAAGATGTGAATCGAATGTTTGCATTGTGTACCCCGGAGTGGATGGTTGAAGACGGAGAAACCAAGGCAGAGGAAAACGCGATTGTGCTTGCAATCATCGAGAATCTGCGAACATGCCTGAAAGGCTTGCCCAACGAACTGACGCAGGATCAAAAAAGAATCGCTTTTGAAAGGGCAGTCAAACTTTTCAAAGCTGAAAACTGTTTCAACGTTCCGAATACAACGGAATACGGGTTTGGGTTGGGGTTCGGTTTTGCATCGACTACCCCATGCTGTGGAAAAGCCGAATAAACCAAAAGGACGCGCCCATCAGGACGCGCCTTTTTTGTCGCTCAGCGCGACCTGATGTTTTGTCGATGTCGGCAAAACATCGCTTGTTTCCGTTCCAAGCGATTAGTAGCGGATTTTTGAGTAGTATTCGAGCGACAGACCGTCGCGGATGATCGGATTGATTCCGAAGGAAACGGCGATCCCTGGCAGCATATCGGAAGAAAAATTCTCCCAGTTCACCTTTGCGGCCTCGCTGGCCTTGACGCGAATATCGACAGCGTGACCGTCGCTCTCGTTTCCGTACTTATCTATATATGTCGTCCATCCGATGACAAGCAGAGAACCGTATTCGATCTTTCCTTCCTTCGCCGCTTCCGACATATATCGGTTCATTTTTGCCGCCCTGGAAAGAAACGCGCTTACGCGGGAATCATTCTTCGTTCCGTCTGGAAATTCGACGTTCACTGTAACCATCGGCGCAGTTTCTCCGTCAACCTGTTCGCACGTCACGGATATCAGCGACGAAATGCCGCTGTCAATGGGGAAGAATACACGCTCCGCGACGGATTCAGCCCAGCCTTGCAAGGTATCAGGCTCAGGCGTTGCCGTCGGTTTCGGCGTTTTTGTGGGTTTCGGCGTGCTTGTCGGCTTTGGCGTTTTTGTTGGCTTTGGCGTTTTCGTTGGCGCTGGGGTTTTCTCTTCGCTGGTCGTCTGCTCAACTTGCGCATTTGATTCATCCTGCGCTACTGTGTCTTCGCTGCTGCGTTTGTTTACTGTACCAATGAACGCCAAAATGACGATTGCAACGCAAAAATAGGAAAACACTTTGAAAATACGGGATAAACAGCCTGCTTTCTTTTTTTCTTTCTTAGCCAATTTTAGCCCTTCTTTCGTTCTTGCGTTTGCTTATTCAATCGTAGATTCCTTGACCGTTATGTTGATCTTGTATTGCTTGTCCATGTTATGCGTCATTATTATAGAGCCTTTACCTTCGGACTTTGGCAAAATTTTGTACGCACTAGAAAGCCCGTATTTACGTTCGTATGTGTCTTCGTATGTAAAGCATTCGTCTCCGCTTGTTCCAATCATCCAAAACCCATTTTGATTACAGTAGACAAGTACTGCGCCTTCCGGCGAATCGATTACAATGTTTTTTGAACTGAAATAAGGCGTTTTGGTCGATAACGATATTTTAATCGTCTCACCATCGCCGTTTTTCGGTGTTCCAGTCAATACGCCCTTCTCTGACGAGAACGTCCACAAACAAAAAACTCCTGTTTCTGGCTGTACTTGCAGAACATCTGGATTGCTTGAAGACCAGTCGTACATTGCAGGGTCATCTACATCTACAACATACAAGGCGGTAGGGGCGATTTCTGCCTTTTTGCAGTCAGCTGGGAACGGGATGCAATCCTTCGGGTCGATCTCGTTCTCAGCCGTTACGTGCACGGGAAGAAGAGCAAACGCCAGAAGAAACAAAGCAACGATTCTTTTCATCCTCTTAACCTCTTTTCATATTCTTTTTGCCCTCTGACATGAATATAATGTAAGCAATGGAGGGAGTGTCGATGATAATTATTATTATTGTATTAGCATCTCAACCGCGAAATCCGTTTGAGATGCCGCCGCCGGAGAAGGTAAGTAATAAACCGAATTGATGCGAGACATGAGCACAGACTCCTTCGACTATTATAATGAGGTGATTTTTGTGAAGAATGAAAACGAAGTGCTGACGAGCGATTTTATGAAAGTAGTTAATAAACTGAATCCTCACCAGAAGGAGCTTCTTCTTGAGCTGTTAAAAGACCTTTTGCGAAGTCAAGAGCACGTTGACGATTCCAATTATTCAGGAGATTAAAAACATCTTGATATTCTTTATTACTCCCATCGCTAGTAGCGGTGGGAGTTTTTTCTTCACTTTCGTCCTTGTCCGCCACGCCTAGCAGATATTCGACGGAAACGCCGAAAAGTTTCGCTAGATTAACGTAATTATCCATCGAGGGTTTTGTCTTCCCACTTTCCCAGTTGCTAACAGAAGGTGCAGCTACGCCGAGAGCAACGGCAACGTATTTTTGACTAAGGTTTGACTTTTCTCTGCATTGTTTGATTCTGTTCATTTTTCAGCCCTCCTTTACATCATTATATAGCTAAAAACTATCTTGGTAAAGAATAAAAAAAATAGTCGAAAACTATTTACAATAGTTTTGAGCTATGATATAATAGCCATGAGCTAAGAAAATAATCGATAGCTAAGGTAGGTGATAAAGTGATTAGACAGTGGCTAAAGGATATCCGCATCGAGAAAGGACTGAGGCAAAAAGACATTGCCGAAATGGCCGGCATTTCTCAGCCGTCCTACTGGCAAATCGAGTGCGGCCTGTGCGACCCTACGGTTGACACTGCAAAAAAGATTGCTCACGCATTGAGTGTTGACTGGACGCGATTCTTCCAAGACAAGGAGGTTTGAACACGATGAAAAAGCGCCAGCGGAATTGGGACGCGGAAGACGATCTCTTCCGGCGGCAGGTTGGTCAGCTCTGCGGCGTGTCCGGCATGGACAAAGCCGAGCTGGCGCTGAACCTTGGAATCTCAACAAAGACGCTGTACAACCGGATCAACCACCCGGAGACGCTGACCAAGCGCGAAGAGCGCAGACTCTACGAGCTTATGCAAGCCGAAGGGCTTGAGTATCAGGCGGGGTTCGACGGCGTGGCGTTGCCACGCTTGAGAATCGCAAGGTAAGCGCAGGCATGGTCACGCTTTACACTGTGACGCATGGGCATAGCATGGTGTCGCTTAGCGAATCAGAGGCAAAGAAAGGCGCCGCGCTGCGAAGGCAACGCTGAGTACTGCGAAGTCGAGCAAAGCTGCGGCAGTGCATGTCAACGTTCCGTAATGCATGGCGTTGCAAAGGCTAGACATAGCAAGGGCAAGGCAAAGTGGAGCGTGGCAACGGCAGTGCTTAGTTAGGCTATGGCGGGGCGTGGCAAGGCAGTGGCAAGGCAGTGCACTTCGGCGCTCAGCAGAGGCAAAGCAACCGAAAACTGAATATTGAAGCAAAACAAAGCGACAAAGGAGCGCAAGACATGATTAGTATGGAGCAGCGGACGTATCGTCTGCACGGCATGACGCGCATCTTAGGCGCGCAGGCGGCGAATCCCAAGGTACACAGCGAGTTTATCGCGGCGAAGGCCGCAAAGCTGGCAAAGGGTGAGAAACAGACGGCAATGTTGCCGGAGGAAAACCTTGAAACCAAGGGCTTGACGGTCTTCCTGCGAGACGACGGGGTGCTGTGTCTTGCGGATTACGTCATTAAGGGCTTCCTCAAAGAGGCGTTGGGCGCTATCAAAAGTCAGGTCAAGATCGGAAGCCCGGCGACGAAGGTTGACAACCTCATCCTCGTCGAGCCGGAATACCTGCACTTTACGAGGAACGGCAAGCCCGTGACGGAAGCAGACGAAATCTTTGAAAGGCCGCTGCGGGCAATGACGATGCAAGGGCCGCGCGTATCGGTCAGCGCAAGCGAGATTATCCGTCCGGATTGGGAACTGGAGTTCGCGCTAACGCTGGTTGACAACGAGAAGACCGCAAAGAGCGTTGCCCTGACGTGGAACGTCGTTGAAGAAGCACTGAACTATGGCGCGATTAAGGGCTTGGGACAGTGGCGGAACGGACAGAACGGGCGGTTCACGTGGGAAATCGTGGAATAAAAAAGAACCGCCCGTGTTGGCGCACAGGCGGAAGTGAAAAGGATTTGTTATGATTCGTGCTGATTATAGCACGAGGAGGAGGAAATATCAATGCTTAAAGCGCAGTTTATCGGATTCTTCGCCCGGCTGCTCGAAGGGCTGGGCATGGTGCTTGCGTATGTGCTTGCGGCGGCTTTCGCTGGCGCGGTGATCTTGCTGATCGTCTGCATCATCGCGGAAATGGACAAGGAGGGAAAGAAGAATGTGTGATATCTGCCACAGCTTCCCGTGTTTGAGCGGTTGTCCGAACGCCGAAGCTGATGTCCCTGTATGTCAGTGCAGCAGATGCAAGACGGCGATCTATGAGGGCGACAAAATCGCGGAGATCGGCAGCAAGATTTTGTGCGAGGATTGCGCCGACAGCATCAGCACGACAGAGTGGCTTGAGCTGCTCGGCACCGGATGGACGTTTGCGGAGGCAGTCTGAAAATGAAAGAAATCTACACCGTGTACAAGGACACGCGCAACATGAGCCGCACAGAATGGCTCGCGGCTCGAAAAGCCGGAATCGGTGGTAGCGATGCAGCCGCGATCATCGGTTTGAACCCGTTCTCATCGCCGCTCACGGTCTGGGCGGATAAGACCAGCGCGGACGAGCCGCAGGAAGAGAGCGAGAGCGAGGCGATCTGGCTCGGAAACGTGCTGGAAGACCATGTAGCGAGGCGATACGCCGAAGAGAGCGGTCTGAACATTGTCAGATGCAATCAGATGATGCAGAGCATCGAACACCCCTACATGCTGGCAAATATCGACCGACGCGTCAAGGGTAAGCGGATCGGCGTTGAAATCAAGACGACATCATCTTTTACAAAGACCGATTTTGCAGGTGGAGACGTCAATCCCTGGTACTACGCACAGTGCATGCACTATCTCGCGGTCACGGGCTGGGATGAGTGGAAGCTCGTGGTGCTGGTTATCGGTCGCGGGCTGTATACATACAGCTTCAAGCGCAGAGAGAACGAAGACCAGATCAAGGCACTGATTTCCGCCGAGGAATTTTTCTGGCGAGAGTATGTCGAGCAAGGCAAGTGTCCGCCCGTTGACGGAAGCAAGGCGGCGGAAGAAATCCTATCCAAGCGTTATCCTGTATCCGACGGCTCGACCATCACGCTTGACTGCGACGATGCAATCAGCCAGTACATGACGCTGACAAGCAAAATCAAAGAGCTTGAGGGAGATAAAGCCCTGTATGAGCAGCGTATCAAGGAGTGCATGGGCGAATCTGAGCGCGGAGAAAGCGCGAATTACATCGTAAGCTGGAAAAACAGCAGTCCGCGAAAGACCATCGACACCAAGCGGCTCACAGAGGAACACCCCGAAATCGTTGACAGATACATCAAGATTGGCGCACCTACGCGCCGATTCATGGTCAAGGAGGCATAAAAGCATGGAAAGACAGGCAAGAAACACGGCGGGAATTATCACAAACGCAACCGCCAGCCGCGCACCAGTCGCGGCGACTACGACCGCACCCGTTGCAGCGCGAACCGTCAACCAAATTCTGAACGGCATGTTCGATTCGGAGGGCTACAAAAAACGCCTGAACGATCTGCTGGGTGATCGGGCGCCGCAATTTATCTCGGCGGTCATCACGCTTTGCAATGCGGATGCAAACCTGACGGCGGCGGTTCGTCAAGCCCCTCAGACGGTCATTCAGGCGGCGCTCAAAGCCGCAAGTTACGACCTTCCGGTCGATAACGCGCTCGGTTTCGCCTACATTGTGCCGTTCAACAACAGTAAAAAGACAGATGACGGAAACTGGATCAAAATTCCGGAAGCGCAGTTCATCCTCGGCTACAAAGGCATGATTCAGCTCGCGCTCAGAACCGGGGCATACAAGCGGCTGAACGTGATGGACGTGCGCGAGGGGGAGCTGATCTCCTGCGATAGATTGACCGAAGACTTTGAGTTCCGCTGGGAACAGGACGAGACGGAGCGCGAAAAGCTGCCGATCATCGGCTATGTCGGCTATTATCGCCTTGTAAACGGCACGGAAAAGACGGTGTACATGAGTGTCCAGCAGATCGAGGCGCATGAAGCGAAGAACCGCAAGGGAAAGAATCAGGGCAAAGGCTGGCGCGACGACTGGGACGCTATGGCGCGGAAAACCGTCATGCGCCGCTTGCTCGGACGCTGGGGCGTTATGTCCATCGACTACAAGAGCGCATCCCCTGCCGCGCTGAAAGCGGCGCATGATATAAGCGCAGGGCTGGTCGATGATGAATCCCCTCTGCCTGATGGCATCGTAGATGTGACAGACACTGGAACGGCGCATGACGCGCCGGAGAACGTGCCCGAAGACAAAGAACAATAAAAACCGCAAGGGCTAACCCCTTGCGCATGGTGCGCAGCTCAGGAGAGCAGCTTCAAGGCGGCAAGCAGCGCCAAGAAGAACGGGCGGGTCGATACCGCCGCGCGCCAAGCAGAAGAAGTTTTGGTAAGTCAAGCACGAAGGAACTGCTTGGAACGGTGAAGGCTCCAACGGAAGGGAGGATAGCGGAGCAAGGGCAAATTATGATCATACTGGCTGCTCGGAAAGACGGGCACCGCACATTTCATTTCTGACGCTTCGGAAAGACGAAGGGACGTGTTCTTTAGCATCGACAGATCGGAAAGACGATCAAAAAAATTGACAGCCGGAGAGACGGCAGAAAGACAAAACTGTTTTTTTCACATTCTGACGGCGGGAAAGACCGCACACCATTTTTTCTGGCAGCCGGAAAGACGGCAAATAAAAGACGTTTCACAGACAGCCTAGCCGCCGGGGCAAAACGGCGGCACTTATGGCAAGCATGGTAGGCATCGCGCGGGTGCAACACCCTCCCTATTCGTCAAGGTTTCTTCTTGTTCTTCCCTCCTCACACAGATTGACGCGAAGCACCTTGCCCACGCGCCCGGTTCAATTCCGGGGCTTGCCGCCATTTACTTTAAAGAGAAAGGGGAAAAAGAATGCTGGATTATCTGAAGGTTTTCCCGGACATCGAAGTCCTTCTCAAACGATATGATGACGCACAGCGCGGACGGCTTTTTATGGCCATGATGGCCTATGCCTACCGTGGCGAGTTGCCGACGTTTGGCGAGAACGCGCCGGAATGGTATGTCTGGGACACGCTTCAATTCAAAATCGACCAGTGCGCTGAATCCTTGGAAGCAAAAAAAGCAAGCGGGAAGAAAGGCGGAAGTGCCAAGCAACCGGAAGCAGACGAAAGCAACGTCAAGCGGACGGAAGCAAACGCAAGCACATTGAAGCAAAGCCAAGCAAAGCCAAGCAAAGCCAAGCAACCGGAAGCAGACGAAAGCAACGTCAAGCAAAACGCGTATATACAAGAACAAGAACAAGTAAAAGAACAAGAAAAGAATATTGGTGGTGGTTACGTAACCCCAAACCCCTACGACGACGTGACAGACGACGAACTGCGACGAATGCGGGAAGAACAGGCAGACGTGGAGGCTGCTGCAAAGCGCATGGGTTTACCCGCCAGTGCTTCGGGCGACTTTGACGCGATGGACAGACTCAGGGCTGAGTACGGAGCTGAAAACCTGCTGAAAGCCATAAACAAAACTCAAGGAGCGACAGAAAAAAGCCGATGTTGGCGGTATGTCGAGGGTATTCTTCGCAAGGAGAAAGAGCGGGGATACACATGGACGGACAAGCCGCCTGACAGCAAGGGAGGGATGAGTTATGGACGATCCGTACCAAAGTCTCACGAAAGAGATCTCTGAGCGCGAATTCTGCGGTGCAATCATCAAGGGCGACACAAAGGCAAGCGATTCCGGGCTTAAAGCCGAATGGTTCACAATCCCGTTCTGCCGCCGAATTTTTGAGGCCGCGCTTGCGCTTGAAAGGCAAGGTCGTCCATGCGATATCCCGACGCTTGAAGGCGTGATTTCTGACGACGACCTTGAACAGGCTATCGTCGTCGCCACGGAAACCGTCACAACGGCGCTTGCCGAACAGCAGGCACGGAACATCCGGGAAGCGGCAATGCGGAAAGCGCTTATCAAGACGTGTCTGGATACAGTCAAGAGCGCGAACGATGGCGAGATATCCACGTCAGAACTGCTTAACGGCGCTGTGGTGCGCTTGAACGAACTTGGCGGACAAACAGACGACGGAGACATTATCAGCGGAACAGACGCGCTTTGCGGCTTTTATACACGGCTCACGAGTGGAGCGGTTGAACCCATCGCAAAGACAGGGTTTCCGAAGCTCGATCAATCCTTGCTGATTGCGGGCGGCAAGTTGATCGTTGTCGGCGCACGGCCTTCCGTCGGCAAGTCTGCGCTCCTGTTGCATATGGCCGTTCGAGCGCTGGACGCAGGCAGAAGAATCCTGTTGGTATCTTGCGAGATGGGCGCGGACGAGGTCGTCGGGCGTGTTGTGGCGCAGAAAAGCGGCGTATCGGTGGACAAAATCGAACGCCACGACCTGACGGAAGACGAGATCATCAAAGTCGCTGACAGCTTTGCAGAAATCCCGTCAGAGAGGTTCTGCATCAGCGAACGGGCGCGAACCGTGCAGGATATCCGCCGAATGGCGCTGAGGACGCGAGCACATGGCGGGCTTGATTTGATCGTGGCTGATTACTTGCAGCTGCTTGATGCAGGACAAAAGACAAACAACCGCGCGGAAGCAGTCGGAGTTGTCACAAGAGGGCTAAAGGCGCTTGCGATGGAGCTAAAAATCCCGGTTTTGACCGCAAGTCAGCTCAACCGCGCAAGCGAGCGGAACGACGAGCCGAAACTGTCAGACCTCCGCGAATCCGGCAGCATCGAGCAGGACGCAGACGCGGTGCTCCTGCTGCATGCGCCGAACGACAAGGACGACCCGGAAAGGAAGCTGTTTCTGGACAAAAATCGGGGCGGTCGATGCGGAAGGATTACGCTGTATTTTGACGGCGCGACCATGAGATTTTCAGAAATGCAATGACGGAGGAACAGACCATGAACGATGTGACGATTTTCCGCAAGGATGAGTTCGGCACGGTGCGCGTGCTGGAGGAGGACGGAAGGACGCTATTTTGCGGCTCGGATGTGGCCAAGGCGTTGGGATACAGCAATGCGCCAGATGCATTGAACCGTCACTGCCGCTCTATCGTGAAACGCGATACAGCTACGGTACAGGGCAATGTGGCGAGTATGGCGTTTATTCCGGAGGGCGACGTTTATCGCCTTATTACCCACAGCAAGCTCCCGGAAGCGGAGAAATTTGAGAGCTGGGTGTTTGACGAGGTCATTCCGAGCATCCGCAAGACCGGCGGATACATCGCCGGTCAGGAGACGATGGACGACGACCAACTCTTGGCGAACGCGCTGATGGTTGCACAGCGCAAGATTGCCGAGCGGAACAAGCAGCTCGAAGCGGTGAACGCGAAGATTCAGGCCGACGCGCCGAAGGTGCTGTTCGCCGAGACAGTGGAGAAGGCGGAAGGGGATATTCTCGTCCGGCAGCTCGCGAAATTGATGGTGCAAAGGGGCTACGACATCGGGGAAAAGAGGCTGTACGATCTGCTGCGGCGCGACGGCTTTATGATTAAGGCCAATTCCAAAGACCGAAACACACCGACACAGAGAAGCGTGGACATGGGGCTGATGCGGAGCATCGAGCGAACGGTCAGCAGCGCAGGCAAGACGTTTATCAGCTCGACGACCGTCATCACGCCGAAGGGACAGATTTACTTTTTGAATAAATATGCGCCCGAAAAGCCGGAGAAAAAGCGGCCGCCTGTTCAGGAGACGATGACGCTATGCTGACGGAGGAAAAGCATGAAAAAGCAAGTGCCGACTGAATCTGAAGAGCAGCAGACCCTTTTCCGCTGGGCGGCGATGCAATGCGGGAAGTACCCGGAATTGGCGCTGATGTTTCACATCCCCAACGAGGGAAAACGGAGCTGGATGACGGGCGGCAGGATGAAGGCCGAAGGGCTGAAAAGCGGAGTGCCTGACATCTTCCTGCCCGTTCCGCGCGGAGAGTTTCACGGGCTTTTTGTCGAGATGAAGCGGACGAATGGCGGTACGGTCAGCGATTGCCAAAAGCTATGGCTGCATGACTTGCAAAAACAGGGCTATTGCGCGGCGGTGTGCCGGGGATGGTGCGAAGCTGCGGAATGTATAAAAAAATACTTGGAGGGAAAAGCATGAACAAGGTTTTTCTGATCGGCAATCTGACCCGCGACCCAGAAATGCGATCCACGCAGTCCGGTGTTGCGGTCTGCAACTTCACGATTGCGGTAAATCACCGCTTTCGTAACCCGCAGACGGGACAGCAGGAAACGGATTTCCTGAACATCGTCGCGTGGCGTCAGCTTGCCGAACTGTGCAGCAAGTATCTTGCCAAAGGGCGCAAGGTGGCCGTGACGGGAAGCATCCAGACCCGAACCTACGAGGCGAAGGACGGAAGCAAGCGGACGGCGTGGGATATTGTCGCCGACGAGGTAGAGTTCCTGTCACCGCAGAACCAGCAGAGCAGCACACAGGGCGCGCCGGGGGCATACACGACGGCGGCGAGCAAAGACAGCGGGACGGCCTATGCGCCGCAACCGCACAATGATTTTGGCGGGTTCACGCAGGTGGACGACGAAGAGCTGCCGTTTTGATAGGAGGACAAAGAACATGCTGAACGAATTGCGGAACGAAATCTACGATGACGCGGTGAAACATGGGCTGTGGGATGAAATGCTTATTTGGAAGCTGATAGCAACAAATGAGGATTTCCGAAAAAGCGGCATAGCTGACATGATTACTTACGCAAGCGGAGATGAAACCCGAAAGAACGCGATTGTTGCTTTGTTCCTTGCGATGGAACTTCGCGAGCTTATTTTTGCGGTAGACGACGTGAATCATTTTCGCGAGGAGCTGGCTGACGTTATCATCACGGCGCTGTCTGCCGCTGGGTATCTGGGCATCGACATTGACAAGGCGGTGCGGGAGAAGATGGAGATCAACCGAGGGCGAGAGTGGAGGCACGGGAAATGACGCTGGGAAGCCTATTTGACGGAAGCGGTACTTGCCCGCTGGCGGCGACACTTTGCGGCATTACGCCTGTCTGGGCAAGCGAGATCGAGCCATACCCCATCCGCGTAACGCAGAAAAACTTCCCCGAAATGAAACATCTCGGTGACATCACGAATATCAACGGCGCGGAGATCGAGCCGGTGGATATCGTCACCTTCGGAAGTCCATGTCAGGATTTGAGCGAGGCAGGGGCGCAGAAGGGGCTTGCAGAGGGCGAGCGGAGCCGCCTGTTTTTTGAAGCCGTTCGGATTATTACCGAGATGCGGGAGGCCACGAATGGAAAATACCCAAGATACGCCGTCTGGGAGAACGTGCCGGGCGCGTTTTCAAGCAATAAGGGATACGACTTCCTTGCAGTCTTGCGGGCGTTCGTCCGCGCGGCGGGCGGAAACAACGCTGATGTGCCTGAGCCTGCACGGGCAGGCCGGGCAAACAAGCTTGTTTGGAGAAACGCCGGGTGCATCCTGGGAGAAGGTTACTCGATTGCCTGGCGCGTGCTGGACGCCCAACACTGGGGCGTGCCCCAAAGACGCAAAAGAATCTTTCTTGTCTGCGATTTTGCAGGCGGACGCGCCGGAGAAATACTCTTTAAGCGCGAGGACCTGCTTAGGGATTTTAAAGCGTGCAGAGAAGCGCGGCAAGAAGATTCCGGCGCTGCTGTGGGAAGCGCTGGTGGAGACTGTCGAGCGTTCCACTTGCAGCAAGACCCCATCAGCGGACAGGTAAGTCCCTGTATCGGCGCGCAGCGTCAGGCGACGGTCGGCGTGGTTTACGACATCACGGGCGCGACAAGCAACAGCATGAAAAGCCCGGCGCCGGACAGCTGCTTCCGCGAGCGCGATGTGACGCGGACGCTCGACACATGGGTTGACACGCCGGAATGCAATCAGGGCGGAAACGTGGTGGTTTACGCGGCGGACTGCCGAAACCTGCGGCTGACCGAGGAAATCAGCGGGACGCTGCAAGCCAAAGAAAACGGCGGGTACAGCTTAAATTATCAAAACCCGGTCGTATATCAAAACCCAAAGCGCGGCGAGTACGTGGAAAGCGAAATCGGGTCAACGCTGCTTGCGCACTTAGCCGTCGAGCCAAGGGACATCGTTGCGTATGATGCACGAGGGAACGGCGACGGGGAAATTGTGCCGACGCTGGCAGGAGACCACGAAAGCCGGGTGACGGATTACACAGCACTGGCGGTTTTTCTCGAAAAACCGCGGCGGTATATCGTCCGCCGGCTTACGCCGCTTGAATGCTGTCGGTTGCAGGGTTTCCCCGACTGGTGGGAAGCTGGCGTGTCAGGAAGCGACAGCGCGAGATACAAGATGTGGGGTAACGGCATGGCGTTGACATGTGTGCTGTATGTGATGGAGGGGATAGCGGATGGCGAGACTTGATACGCTTCCAAAGTTCAGCGAGCTTGACAATAATCGGCTGCTGATTGTTTATACGGGCAGATTTTCCGAGGATCTGTATTGTGACGACGTGGAGATCATCACGAAAGAAGATCTTTTAGGCGAACTTCGCGCTAACAAACTAAACACACAAGAGATCGAGGTCTATCTGGTAGAGAAGGAGCTCGTCTCGGAATTTTCGGAAGACGATCTCCGGGAAATGATAGAAAACGTGATGGAGCGCGATGAACAGCACAAAAGCTGGGACGAGCACATGATGTTTCTGATTCACGATTCGCCCGAGACGAAAGCCTTTTTGCAATATCTCAACGGGTGCGCCAAGGAACTGACGACCTACACCGAGGGCGAACAGGTTGAAATGGATTGGAGGGGATAACGGATGGCGTTAGTTGAGTACGACCTTTTCGGGCAAAAGCGGGACAAGGTGCAGACGGCGATAGATCGGCTGAGGGCGTTTGAGCCGACGGAGGGATATTTCCTCGCGTTCTCAGGCGGGAAAGACAGCCAGTGCATCTACCATCTGGCGAAGATGGCAGGCGTGAAGTTTGACGCGCACTATCATGTGACGAGCGTTGACCCGCCGGAGCTGGTGCAATTTATCAAGGCGCAATATTCCGATGTCCACAGAGACATCCCACGCGACAAAGACGGGAAGTCGGTGACGATGTGGAGTTTGATTGCGCAGCATACACTTCCGCCGACACGACGATTCCGATATTGTTGCGCAAAACTCAAAGAAGTCGCCGGGAAAGAGAGAATTGTCGTTACCGGCGTAAGATGGGCGGAGAGCGCAAGACGAAAGAATTTGCATGGAATCGTCAATATCAGAACCGAAGACAAAAAGTTTATCGGACACGCATTGGATATAAAAGGAGCATCCCTGAATATCCGTGGCGGGCTGATTATGAACGACGACAATGATGAGGCGCGACGCATGGTTGAACACTGTTTCCGCACAAAAAAGACGATGGTTAATCCTATTGTTGATTGGACGGATGATGACGTATGGGAGTTTCTGGACGAGGTCGCCAAAGTGCCGCACTGCAAGCTGTATGACCCGCCATACAGCAAAAAACGCCTTGGATGTATTGGCTGTCCGATGGCAGGCAAGAAGGGAATGATTTCGGATTTTGAACAATATCCAAAGTATAAGGCGGCGTATATCAAGGCTTTTGATAAGATGATTGGAAATCATCTGGGGAATAGTGTCGATATACTGGGCAAACGCATCCCGGTAGATAAGCTGAACGGAAGTCAAGTGCTTGATTGGTGGATTTGGTGGAGCGGGAAAAATCAGACAACCGAGAATTTGCCGGAATCGCTGAAGGGTTTGTGGGAGGAATGACCGATGAAATGTAGATGGTACGCTGATTTTGAAGGCGTCTGCACCAATGGCGAGTGTCCGTATCGCGGCGACACATGCCCGACGAGCGAATACCCGGAGGTGTGCAGGTATGCAGATGCAACGCAGGAGCCGGAGCTGAACGCCGAAGAGCTGGCAGCGGAGAAGAACGCGAAGAAGCCGGATCGGATCAGCGTCAAGGACAAGCCGCCTGAGAAAAAACATGAAGCATACCTTTGTAGTCTTGATAGCTGCTTGCTTTCGGGCGGCCAGTACATTGACGACATACGCGTATTTTATGACGACGGGAAATGTGGGGAACGGCCCGGTCACTCACTGGATGCCGCTGCCGGAGCCACCGAAGGAGGAAACCCATGATTAATATCGCCAACACCGAGGACTTCAGCCTTGTCTGCATCTGCGCGGTGCGCTACTGTCTGGGGCGGCGCACCTACACGCCGCGGATTGTGATGAACTTTATCAAACCGTTCTTGCCGGCGCTGAGAGATAATACGCTGTATGTGATGGCGCGGGATATCGCCGAGACTGACAATTTTGGAGACACGGAGGACGCGCCGATGTGGACGGCGTTTCTGGCGGAGATCGAGAAGGAGCGGAAAAGGAGGAAGAGCGATGAAAACGCCTGACGAGATCAAATTGAAGCCCTGCCCGTTTTGCGGGGGCGAGGCAGAGATAAACGTTGACCATGAAGAGGTTGAAGATACGGAAAAACGGCATTGGGCGTATACCGTGGTATGCAATAGGTGCTGCGCAACATCTGGGCTTACATATCTCCCAGAAAAAGCGCGTGAAGCGTGGAATCGGAGGGCTGAACATCAGCCGCCTAAATGCCCATATTGCGGAGACAGGATGGAAATCTGCACCTCTCTGCTTACACCCGAGCGGGATCTTATCTCCGCGTGGTATCAATGCGCGACGTGCGAAAGCACATCGCCGCGCATAGAGTTTTCCGGAGACACGGCGAATGACAAAATCATAGAACGGCTGCAAGCCGTGTCGTCGCGCCGCGCCGAGCCGAAGAACCGGGTGTTGACGCTGGAAGAGGTGGACGCGCATTGCGAAGGCGGCGCGGATGCTGCGCCGCTGTGGGTGGAGTTTGACGGAGGCGCAAACGGATGGGTGCTGATTGCGCCAGTTATAGAGACCCGTAAAATGGATTTTGTGAGCAAGCTTCTTGTGACGATGGGAATTTTGTACGGGAAAGAATGGCGCTGCTGGCTGCGCAAACCATCGAAGGAAGAGATGGAGGCGACACCGTGGGAAGCCTGATTCAAGCCATTCGTCAGTGGCATTGCCGTCATAAACTGATTCATTGTGGGAAATGGCTTCACGAGGATAAAGAGTGGGCGATTTCAGGCACATGCGTCACATGTGGTTTTACAGTATTTCGTTTTTCCATAACAGACGAATGTGTTGAGAATATGTACAAGGAGCTGCAAGAAGAAAAGCAAGGTGAGGAGAACCGATGATAAACATCTCATTTACGATGGAGTTTGTAGTCCAATTCCTTTTGAGCGCAACCCTTTCGGTCGGTCTTGTAATGCTCGCGCTCGGTCTCAAGGAACGATTGGAGAATGCGAAATGGAAGAAAGAGCACCGGACGCTATGGCTAAGGCACTATTATGAGACGCATCCCAATCAGATTATGCTGTGCAGCGACGTAATAGCCATGGCCAAAGAGGGCTTGCAGGAGGTCGTATTTGTGGAATGGAGCGACGACTACGACGACTACGCAAGACCGAGACTAACGGAAAAAGGCGATATCTATTTTGAACTACTGGGAGAAGGGAAAAGCGCCGTATTTAAAGCCGAGGATTACAACAAAGCATTTCGTTGTTGGCTGCGCAAGCCGACGGAAGCGGAAAGGCGGGAAACGCCGTGGGCAGGTGATAGCCATGAATGACGCGCCATGCCGCGACTGCGCGAGCCGCGAAGTCGGCTGTCACGCGGGATGCGAGAGATATAAGGCGTATGCCGACAGCAGGAAGCAAGCGCTGGAAAACCGCTACACGGCTTGTATAGAGGGCACGAGCAAAAAGCGCAGTCATGAGCGCTGGCTCAAGTTTCAAAGAAAGGCGCAAAAAGGAGGTTAATAATGCAGTTGACGGAAGCGGACAAGCGAACGCTGCTTGACACGCGGAAAAAGCGCAAGGCGTACATGAGGACGGAAGAAGCCTATGAGGAAGAGAAAGCTGCCTATCTGACGGCACAAAAGCTCACGGGCATGCCGTCCGGCTCATCCAGCGGTGCAGGGCTTGAAGCCTATGTCATACGGCGTGACAAGGCTTTCGAGGCGCTGCAAGCCGCAAGCATGGCCTATCTTACGGCAATTTCTGCCGCGCTTGAGGTGATCGACAAGATTGTGCTGCAAATCGAAACACTTGAGAAGGTCAGCCGAGTGCGAGAGTTTTGCAAAGCGTATTTTATCGAGGGACTGTCCGTCACCGAGGCGACGGCGCGTCAAGGGCTGGCCGAAAGCACGGGCTGGGCGTACAAGAGGGAGATTATAGGCGACTTGCAGTAGACTTATAGAGCAGTTGGAGCTACACATAGAGTGCGACCGTGTGATAACATTAAACTCAGCGGAGAGCGCAAAGCGCAGGACGCTGGCAAATAATCAGCAGCAAAGCCGCGGCGAACGTCACGGCTTTTGTTTTGGGGTGATTTGCGCTTTACCTCCGGCGCAGATCGGGACGCAACGCAGACAGGGACGCAGAGTGGGAGCGGCGTTGCTTATGCTGATTCAGGAGGATGCGCAGGGAGGCGAAATCATGGAGATCAAGCGCGTCAAGCTGTCGGAAATCCGGCCATACGAGAAGAACCCGCGCAGAAACGATAGCGCGGTTGATGCTGTCGCCGCGTCAATTAAAGAGTTCGGCTGGCAACAGCCCATCGTCGTTGACAAGGACGGAGTTATCATTGCCGGGCATACTCGGTACAAAGCCGCGAAAAAGCTGAAATGGAAGGAAGTCCCTGTTGTATACGCGGACAACCTGACAGACGAGCAGGTCAAGGCGTACAGACTGGCGGACAACAAGACGAGCGAGCTTGCGGAATGGGACGCTGATTTGCTCTCAGAGGAATTGCTTGATCTCCAAGATTTCGATATGGGGCAGTTTGGGTTTGACTTTCCGGATGAACCTGAAATCGAAGAACTTAAATACGGAAAATGTGACGGGAGCAGGTCACTGTTCGACAAGTATGTTATTCCACCTTTCAGCGTCCTTGATGGAAGGTCGGGCGTTTGGCAGGAAAGAAAAAGAAAGTGGCATGAAATCCTCAAAACGGATTCAAGAGCCGGACGTGCTGAGGGTCTTCTCGGCGAAGGCTTAAACCAAATGGCAAAGAACATTGGGAGCAATTTAAACGGAACGAGCGAATTCGACCCCGTATTATGCGAGCTAATGATTCGCTGGTTTTGCCCAAAGGGGGGGCGAATTATTGACCCGTTCGCCGGCGGAAATGTGCGCGGCCTCGTCAGTATGTACCTTGGAAATTATTATACTGGCGTTGATCTGCGACAGGAGCAGATTGACGAAAATAGCAAAGCGCTCGAAAAGCTGATCCGCACAGACCCGTCTGCTTGCCAAATGGAAAACAAACCGACGTGGCATTGTGGAGACAGCATGGATATAAAGGAGATTGTAAATCAAAGCGGATTTGACTTTCTTCTGATGTGCCCACCATACGGAGACCTCGAAAAATATTCTGACGATCCCAAAGATATTTCGAATATGACTTACGAAAATTTTATTTCAACATATTCGGAAATCATTAGCAGAACAGTTTCCTTGCTGAAAAATGATGCTTACTGCGCGGTTGTAATCAGCGACATAAGGGACAAAAAGGGGATATATCGAGGGTTCTATTCGGATACAATCAAAGCTTTCAACGATGCTGGATGTTCTCTTTACAATGACATTGTAAAAATTGATCCTGTTGCAACAGCGGCCTTGCGAGCCGATCTTCAATTCAAAAACGGGAGAAAGGTCGTTAGAACACACCAGAATGTTCTTGTTTTTATCAGAGGCAATAACAAAAATATAAATCTCGAACCTTACGATTTTGTCTTTGATGAAGAAACAGAAGAATAATTAAAAAAACTCCTCGACATTTCCGCCGCCTTGCCTTAAGATACAAGCAAGAAAACAGATGACGGGGAGGGGCATTGCAATGGGTATCGAAGAAGCTCGCGAACAGGCCTACAAAGCCAAATTCCTGTATTCCAACGGTAAAATTCAGAAGACCGAGGCGAAGGCTATGGTTAAGCCGTTTGAAGATGCGTTCAATGAGAAAAGCAAGCAAATGGCTAAGAAATTCGGTGTTAGGGCTAAGATGTTTTCCTTTGCCGCCTTTATGAGGTAACCAACGCCAACGATAAATAGATAAAAAACAGGGCGCAGAAATGACGTCCTGTTTTTACGTTTAATCACTAAAAAGGGGAGTGCGAAGATGTGCCGACGGTGGACTGGGAGCGGATAAGAGCCGAGTATATAGCTGGCGGTGCATCCATACGCAATCTGGCTGACAAGTACGGGATTTCCAAGGACGCGGTCGGACGAAGAGCGAAAGCGGAAAAGTGGAAAGAGACCCGCGACAAAACCGCGACAAAAGTGCGACAAAGGACAAATGAGCGCATTGTCGCGCAGAAAGCGGACGAAGCAGCAAATAACGCTGTTATTGCCGCAAGAATTCGGTCAAAGCTCCTTCTCCGACTAGAGAGCGAGATAGACGCTCTGCCCGGCAGCATCGGAACGGAGAGCGCAAAGGACATCGTCAAGTCTGAGAAGGGTAGTGGAAGACGCGAGGTTGTGTCGAAGCACTGGCGGCTTCGCGATCTGACGGCGGCTTATAAAGATTTGACGGCAGACATGGACTTGGCGGACGTTGACACCGAAGACATTGACGCGACACGCGAAGAGGTATATGGCGATGAAGACACGTAAATATGTGCCTGTTTTCAGCCCAAAGCACCTCTCGTATATCCGCGCCTGTCGAAAAAATATGTACAACATCGCCGAGGGAGCTGTTCGCGCTGGAAAGACGGTTGATAATGTTTTCGCTTTCTGCACTGAGCTTGAAACTTGCCCGGACAAGATACATCTTGCGAGTGCTTCAACATCACCAACGGCAAAGCTGAATATCGGAGACTGTAACGGAATGGGCATTGAAGCCCAGTTCCGTGGGCGCTGCACGTGGGGCAAATATCGAGGGAACGACTGCATCCGCGTCAGGACGAAGACAGGAGAGAAGATTGTAATCTTTGCCGGAGCTGGAAAGGCGGACAGCTTTAAGCGAATCCGAGGAAACAGTTACGGCATGTGGATTGCAACGGAGGTCAATCTTCACCATGAATCTTTCATTCAGGAGGCGTTCAACCGAACCGCTGCGGCAAAACTGAGAAAGTTCTTCTGGGACTTGAACCCAAGCGCACCCAATTCTCCGATATACGAAAAATATATCGACCTGTACCGCATAAAGCAGGAGCGCGGAGAATTGCCGGGCGGATGCAATTACGAACTGTTTCTGATGCGCGACAATGCGACAATATCCGACGAGAGGTTTGCGGAAATTGTCGCGCAGTACGACCCGCAATCCGTATGGTACAAGCGAGACATCGAGGGAAAGCGCGTATCTGCCGAAGGCATGATCTACCCTGGCTATTCCTCAGCACTTGAAACACCGTTCACGCCGCCGCGCTGGCGTGATGTTTTTATTTCCATCGACTACGGCACACAAAACGCCTTCGCTGCCCTGCTATGGGGCAAAAGCGAGGGCGTTTGGCATATTTTTCGGGAATACCGCTACTCAGGACGCGACACGCAGGTGCAAAAGACCGATGAGGACTATGTGCGCGACATGGAACGGTTCGTCAGCGAGAGCCTGCCAGAAGACCAGCAGCGCGGCGTGATGACGATCATTGACCCTTCCGCCGCATCGTTCATCGCGGCACTCAGGCGTTCACGGCTTTCCTTCCGCGTGCGCAAGGCAGACAACGACGTACTGGACGGCATCCGCGACGTTGCGGTTTGCATGCAGCGCGGCGACGTGCGGATTTTTGACAATCTGCCGGAGCTGCGCAAGGAGTTTGAAGGCTATGTTTGGGACGACAAAGCGGACGACAAGCCGATCAAGGTAAATGACCACCTGATGGACGCGCTGCGCTACGGCGTGCGCACCATGCGGCTTGTCAAGCCGAAAGAAGAGTATAAAAGCCCATTTTTTAAACAGGGGAGGTGATGGCGTTGCTGACGTGGCAGGATTTTCAAACAGATGAGGATAAAATTCCAGATTTCATCTCGCAGATGATTGCGGAGCACGAACGAAATGAAGCGGTTGAGATGGCGCGGACTGCCAACCTGTACGACCATCAGAAAAACAAAACCGTCAATGAATATGTGCAGAAAATCTATTCGTCTACCGGAGTATCGGTGCAAAACTATGTTGCGTCAAACAACAAGATCGCGTCGAATTTCTTCCGGAGGTTGAATACGCAACGCTGTGCCTACTCGCTGGGCAACGGCGTGACCTTTGCAAGCGACAAAGACGCCGATGGAAAAGCGAAGCAGGGCGGCGGGACTAAAGCAAAGCTGGGCAAGACGTTTGATACTGAGTTATACAGAGCTGGATATCTGGCACTGATTCACGGTGTCAGTTTCGTGTTTTTCAACTTTGACCACATCCACGTTTTCCCACTGACTGAGTTTGTGCCGCTGTGGGACGAGAATGACGGCACGCTGCGCGCCGGTCTGCGGTACTGGCGCATTGACGACACCAAGCCGACGATTGCCGTGCTGTACACCGAAGACGGCTACAGGCGGTTTAAATCAAAATCTGGGTATGCGCAATTTGAGAAAGATGGAGATCTGCGCGCGTACAAGCAGACCATCTCGAAAGCGCCTGCCGATGCAGAACCTGAGGTTATCGCCGAGGAAAATTACAGTCGCCTGCCGATTGTCCCGCTGTGGGGAAGCCGATTGCATCAATCGACGCTTGTCGGTTTGCAGCAGAGCATTGACAGCTATGATCTGATTCGGTCTGGATTTGCAAACGATTTGCAGGACTGCGCGCAAATCTACTGGATTCTTGAAAACTACGGCGGTATGGACGACAAGGATTTGCAGAAATTCCGCGACCAAATCCTCTTACAGCATATCGCAGTCGCAGATACGAGTGATGGCGGCGGTATCAAGCCGTATACGCAAGACATACCGTATGCCGCGCGGACGGCGTATTTGCAGACCATCAGGCAGGATATCTACGAGGATTTCGGTGGGTTTGACACCAAAGCGATTTCGGCATCTAACCAGACCGCAACGGCGATTAACTCCGCGTATCAACCGCTTGACGAGAACGCGGATGACTTTGAAAATCAGCTCGAATCCTGCATTCGGTCGATTCTGGGACTGATCGGCATTGATGATGTCCCCGTTTTCAAGCGCAACCGCATCAGCAACCAGCTTGAACAGGTTCAAATGCTGATGCTGGAAGCGCCGTATCTTGACAGACAGACGATCCTTGAGAATCTGCCGAACATCTACATCGACAAAGTGCCGGAGATTATGGCGCGGCTGGACGAGGAAACGGAAGGACGGTTTGTGCGTGGAGATGGAGAAAATGCTGGTGATGACGAGTGACCGATCAGGCGGTATTGTGGACTGACAAGCAGATCGAAGAGCTAGAGCGGCGCATCCGCGACGTGTACACTGACGCGGCGGGCGACATCCAGCGCAAACTTGACAAGTTCATCGCAAAGTTTCGCCGAGACGATAAAAAGTACCGTGCGCAGCTCGAAGCGGGAGAGATCACGCCGGAAACCTACCGCGATTGGCTGGCGGGGCAAGTATTCCAAGGCAAACGCTGGAGGCAGATGCTTGCCAACATGACGGAGACGCTGACGCACAGCAACGAGCTTGCTATGCAGATCATCAACGACACAACCCCGGAAGCGTTTGCCTATAATGCCAACTGGTCGAGCTATATGCTTGAGAAGGGCGCACGGATAAACATGGGCTTTGAGCTGTACGACGCATCGACCGTCAAACAGCTTATCCGCGACCAGCCCGACCTTCTGCCGCCGTCAAAGGTGGATATACCAGCAGACAAGCGATGGAATCATACGCAGATCGCGCAGCAGATCACGCAGGGCATCATCCAGGGCGAACCGCTTGAGACGGTTGTGAAGCGATTGCAGCGCGTGACGACAGCGAACGAGGTCAGCGCAAGGCGACACGCGAGAACCGCGATGACCTACGCACAGAACGCGGGACGAATCGAAAGCTATCATCAGGCGGCGAAGCTGGGTATCAAGCTGCAAAAGGAGTGGCGGGCGACGCTGGACAACCACACGCGCCATTCTCACGCCATGCTTGACGGGCAGCGGGTGGACGTAGACAAGCCGTTTCAAAGCGAGCTGGGCGAGATCATGTGTCCGGGCGACCCCAACGCAAGACCCGCGAACGTGTACAACTGCCGGTGTGCGCTCGTGTCGTACAATCCCAAGTATCCGCCGCGAAATGAGACGCGGCTCGACAACATTACCCGCGACACGATACCGTTTAAGACATACGCGGAGTGGGCGGGATGGAAGGAGGCGCACAATGGCGGGAAACCTGATCGACAACAGCGCGGCGTTTCTGGCAGAGTTGGAACGCGCAAAGGCGCGGGCGCTTGAAACCATCGGTCAGAAAGCTGAAACATACGCAAAAGATAAGTGTCCGAAGGGAACAGAGGAAAGCACGGGAAAGAAAGGATATATCGGCGGAACACTGCAAAACAGCATCACGCACAGGGTTGATGACGACGTGGTGAGCGTGGGAAGCAACGTCGAGTATGCACCGTATGTTGAGCTGGGCACGGGCCCGCATTTTGAAGCACCGCCTGAGTGGGAAAAGTTCACGACGACACGAGGAAGCGGAATCGGTAAATCGTTTATGCGACCGCACCGCTACCTGAGACCCGCGATTGAGGATCACCGAGAAGAGTATAAGGAAATCATGCGAGACGAGCTGTCGGGAGGTTAAAATGGGGCTTATTAAGTGGTTCAGGCGCGAGAAAATCCGCCGGGGAGCGCGAAAAGAGATCAAACAGGCGCGAGAAGCCGCGAACGCTACAAGGCAAGGTCAACGCGCACTGGCGCGGAAGATCGAAAAAATCAGAGCGCGGACGAACAGGGAAATCAACAAGCACCGCTGAGAGCAGCGGTTTTTTTGGCAAAAACGGCAAAGTACCGCCGTTTGCATATAAAGCGAAGGGCGAAGAACAGCCCCCGAAGTAAAGGAGCGTAAACATGGCATTTACCAGAAAATTTCTCAAGGCGCTTGGTCTGACCGAGGAACAGGTTGACAGCGTGGTTGAGGCGCACACGGAAACCGTTGACGGGCTGAAAAGCCAGATGGCGGACTACAAAGCCGACGCCGAGAAGCTGAAAGACGTTCAGAAGGAGTTGGACGGCCTGAAAGCCAATGGCGGCGGCGAGGACTACAAAAGCAAGTATGACAGCGAGCATGCAGCTTTCGAAAAGTACAAGAACGATCAGAGCGCCAAAGAATCGGCGGCACTGACCGAGCGACTGTACCGGGAGCAGCTTAACGCGCTGGGCATCACTGGGAAGCGAGCTGACAGCATTGTACGCCTGACTGATCTTTCCACCGTGAAGGTCAAAGACGGCAAGCTGGAAGACGCTGACGGCGTAAAGAAGGGCATCCAGACCGACTATGCGGATTTCATCCCAAACACCAATACGCACGGCGCGAATGTGGATAATCCGCCCGACAACAACGGCGGCGGCGGGGCATCCAGCCGTGCGGCACAGGTTGCCAAGGATTATTACGCCGCGATTTATGGCGCGGCAGAAGGAGCAAAAAAATGAGCTTTATCAAAGCTGAAAACGGCGCGGTTTACGCGCCTGGTTATTTTCTGGTTCATCCAGAAGACGTAACGCGGGAGACTTGCACGGTCAAGGCAGACCACGAGAACGTCAAAACCGCCACAAACGGCGGCAAGTATGTTCCAGCGGGGTCTGTCATCCCGGCGAATGACACAACGGCGGTCGGCATCCTGTATGAGGATGTGGACGTGTCCAGCGGCGACATGCCGGGGTCTGTCGTTACGCGCGGAGCTGTCTATGAGGACAAGATTTCTCCGGCGGTTGATACGGCTGCAAAGACGGCGCTGAAAGGCATCACCTTTGTTGCTACTACCCCGGCGATCACGCGCCCGTACTGAAAGAGGTGAAGAAAAATGGCTGAAATGTTTGAAAACAACATCCTGGGTTTTATCCCGCAGAAAGACTGGCTGAACATCCCGTTCCAGGTTGCCCGCCCGAACGACCCGATTGACGGTCTGTTCGGCGACACGCGAACCGCGAATCTGGTAGCCTACTGGCAGAGCATCGCGGCGCAGTATCAGATCCCCGTCATGGCGCAGTTCCACGGCTTTGATACCGAAGCACAAACGACCTTCCGCGTTCCGGTCGATACGCACAACATTGAAAAGGGCCTGATTAAGGTCAAAATCAATCAGTCCGAGCGCATGCGCGCTCTTCTGCGAAGCGGCGTGCAGCAGAATGACATGTACGATTATGTCATCCGAGATGGCATCAACCTGTCGGAGCAGGTCGTGACGCGCACGAAGGTTGCCAAGAACGAGCTGCTGGCAACGGGCAAGGTAACGATCAAGGAGAATAACCTCAACCTGACCGTTGATTACGGCGTGCCGTCCGGGCAGACCTCCAAGACGCTTGATCTGTCCGAGAGTGCTAACGTGCCGAAGCTGCTGCAAGCGCTGATCGATGAGGCAACCGACAACGGCGTGACGCTGACTGGCATTTACACCAGCAAGGCGAACATCACCAAAATGCGCAGCAATGCGGCGATTCAGAAGGCTGTGAACGGCAACGTTGGCGCCGGCGCGCTTGTCCGTGCGGACGCTTTCAACGCCTATCTCAATGAGGAGTTTGGCATTCAGCGCGTTATCGCAAACGATTTGACCTATGCGGTCGAAAATGGCGTCGGCACGAATGGCCGCCCGAACAGAACGACAAAGCGCTACTACCCGAAAGATAAGATCACACTCTTCGCGGCGAATCCTGCTGGTCGTCTGGGCGAGGGTCTGTGGGGCGACCCGCCGGAGACTGACGCGGGTGCGTTTATGCAGGTCGGAGTGAGCGGCGCAAGCCCGTATGTCTACGTTTCGCAGTGGATGGAGAAAGATCCGGCTGTTCTGTGGACAAAGGCAAGCGCGCTCTTTATGCCGATGCTTTACAATCCGAACAGCCTGTATATCGCGTCTGTAACGGGGGAATAACCGCGCTGTCTGGAACGCCTACGCCCCAAAGCGTCAATCTCGACGGCATGACAAAGGCTGAATTGCTTGCGTATGCCGCCGAGAATGGCGTTGAGGGTGTCAGCAGCGCTATGTTAAAGGCGGACATTATCGCGGCAATCAAAGCCGCAGAGAAGGAGTAACGGCAAATGCTGGAAACAGTTTTGACGCATCTGCGCAACTGGTTTCCCGTCAAAGGCGGCAAGCACAAAGGAACGTTTTCAATCGTTTCCGGTATGCCTGACGTTGACTTTTTGGCGAATGGTCAGTATTTCCGCATCAGGGGCAGCGTGTTTTCCGACGGGCTGCACGTCTACCAGAGCGGCGAGACGCTGGCAGATGAAACCTTCGACGGCGAAATCTGGGCACTGGCAATCCCGAAAAGCGTCAAAGAGCTTTCGGAAGAAATCGCCGCGTACACGGAAAAGAACCCGGTGACCGACAAGGTTTCTGAGAGTTTCGGCGGTTACAGTTACTCCCGCGCATCCGGCACGACTGGTGCGCCGACGGGCTGGCAGGGGGCTTTCGCCTCCCGCCTTGCCCCTTATCGGAGGATAAACGATGATTAACGCAGAGCTGATCGAGAGATTTTCACAACCGTGCGTGATGCTGACGAAAAAGCGCGTCCCTGACGGGCAGGGCGGCTTTGAAACGAGCTGGACGGACGGTGACGAGTTCGACGCGGCGATTGTCAAAGATCAGAGCTTGCAAGCGCGTGTCGCCGAGAAGCAGGGCGTTTCCAGTGTCTACACCATCACGACGGCGCGGGGCGTTGCGCTTGAATATCACGAGGTTTTCCGCCGCGTTTCTGACGGGGCAATCTTCCGCGTGACGAGCGACTACACCGACAGCAGACCGCCTGATGTGGCGACGTTTGACTTTGAGCGAGTGACGGCTGAGAGGTGGGAGCTTCCGACATGACCGAGACGGCAAAGGCACTATACAGCTTTTATTCCGGGTTTGGTCTTGATGCATACCCGGAAAGCAACGTGCCGGAGAACGCGAAACTCCCATACATCACCTATACCGTCATTGAGCCGGACTGGCGAAACGCCGCAAGCCATCAGGCACGCGTTTGGTATCGGTCGGAGAGCTACAAGGGCATAAACGCCAAGGTTGACGAGATCACGCGGGCGGTGGGCGAGCTGCTCATGCTTCCGACGGCGAACGGCTATGTCGCTATTCGCCCCGCTGACCCGTTGGTGCAGTATCAGCCCATCGCAAACCCGGAGATCAAAGTCGCGTATCTCAATTTTCAAATCAATTCGTATCAATCGAGGTGATATAAATGGGCAAACCTGTTACGGCTGTCAGACCGCAGACGTTCGAGCGGTTGCAGCTCAATGCGGGTGCTTTTCTCAAAAATTTTGATCTGAGCACCTACACTGAATACAGCGCGCTCGAAGAAGCGCTTTTCGCCGCCATTAAGGACGGCACAAAGACGCTGGGCGCGACGCGAGGAGGCGGCACGTTTACCGCGTCTCCGACCATGCGCAGCATCGAAGCCGACGGAAAGCGGTATGAGTTCAAGGGCAGCACGGTGATGGACGCTTGGGATATCAAGCTGACCGCGACGCTTATGGAGATCACGCCGGATAACTTCACGCTTGCGCTCGGTACGGCGGAGAAGACCGAGGACAAATCTTTCACGACTGGCAAAAAGACCACGATCAAACTGCGAACCAACATCGAGGACGGCGACTATATTCAGAACCTCGTCTGGTTTGGCAACACGTCCAAGGGGCTTGTCGCCATCGCGCTTGACAATGCGCTGAACAACACGGGTGTGACGCTAACTTTCAGCGATAAGGGCGAGGGTACGCTCCCGGTCGAGTTCCACGCATACCAGGACACCGTGGAGAACAACGAGTACGCGCCTTGCGCGATCTACTTCTTCGACGAAGCGGCGCAGTAACAACACGCCGGGGGCTTTTCCTCCGGCGTTTTTCTTTTTTTGAGGTGAGAAGATGAAACTTTCGGAAATGAACGGCGAAGAGCTGTCTGTCTGTCTTTGCAAAATCGCAGAACCGATTGAGCGGATCGGCTTTGACAAGAAGACGACGGCAGTATTCCAAGAAATCGCCGATATGAGTAAAGACAACATGAACAACATTCAGAAGGCTTCTGCGATGATTGGAAAGTATGTTCCTTTGCTGCTCGGCGACCACAGAGAAGACACGTTCGCCATTCTGGCGGCTATCAACGGCAAAACCGTTGAGGAAATCCGCAGTCAGAAGGGCATGCAGACCATCAAGGAGCTGAAAAACGCACTCGCAGACCCCGACCTGATGGATTTTTTTACGTCATCCGTGCATACGGTCGGAAAGCTGTAACGGCGGCGATTTACAGGCACGGAGCACCGCCGACAATCACGGCACTCTCTGACCTTTTGGCAGATGACCGTCAAAAGTGGCTGGGCGACGTGTACAGCGCAAAGATGCTTTCCGTCATCTGTCAGGCGTTGGGAAGCGAACCCGTGAGCTATGAAGAGTTTGTCGGGCTGGTGGAGCAGGACAACCGAACGGGTCAAGAGATCATTGATGACCTGATCGCCGAGCACGAAAGAAGGAAAAAAGCAAGAGGGGAGGGGTAAAGCATGGATTTGTTTACGCTTGTAGCCAAGATTGGGCTGGATTCAAAGGAATACGAGCAGGGTATCAAGGGCGCAAAGCAAGGCTTTGAAAAACTTGATACGTGGATGGTTGCAAAGGCGCAGTTGATTGCGGACGGCGTAAAGCGCGCATTTTCGACGATTGCGGACTTCGCCAAGGATGCGGTCACAGCAGCAGCCGACGTGGCAGCAGAAAAGGCGCAATTTGCGGCGACGTTTGAAGGTATCGAGGAAGCCGCGAACGGCGTTCTCGCCAGCGTCAGCAATGATACGGGCATCCTTGCAACGCGCTTGCAGCAGGTCGGCACTAAAGCGTTCAGCCAGTTCAAGGGTGCAGGAATTGACGCGGCGGGGGCGCTCTCGATGATGGATGAGTATACCCGCATCGCGGCTGACGCGGCGGCGTACTACGACATCAGCCTTGAGGACGCAGACGTGCGCTTGCGCTCTTTCCTGCGCGGCAACACTGAGGCGGGCGACGCGATTGGCCTTTTCACGTCAGAAAGCCAGCGAAACTCTAAAGCCGTCGAGCTGTACGGCAAGAAATGGACGAATCTGACCGAAGCGCAGAAACAAAACCTCATGCTCAACGTTGCGCAAGAAATCTATGACCAGAGCGGTGCAACAGGGCAAGCGGCGCGTGAAATGGATGGCTGGGTGAACGTCGTCGGAAACTTGCAGCGCGTGTGGAAAGACGTTCTGGCCGTTGTTGGCGCCCCATTTTACGAATCACTAACGCCAGTCGTGAAAAAACTGAGCGAGTTTCTGTCCGATGAAACCGTGCAGATGCGCCTTGGAATGCTTGCGTCAAGTCTGGGCGATATGGCTGGATATGTCTTTGACGGCGTTATTGATCTGCTGGACAAGATTCTGGCGTGGAGCAGTGGCGAAGAAGAGCCGAGCGACACCGCGCAGGCGCTCTTTGATATTGCCAGCTCTTTTGGCAACATTGCAGGCATGATCTTCACGGGCGTTGTGGACTTCTTGACGCTGCTTTTCAATGGCTTTGACAAGGAGACAGCCGAAAACGTAGAGGGATTTCTTGAGGATTTCAGCGCCTTTGTTGACGATCCTCTTTTCCAAACGGCAGCGACTGTTCTTGGCGGCATTGTTACCGCGTGGATTGCCATGAAATCGCCTCTTGTCCTTGTTGGCTTGGCGGTTGGAGCGATTGTCACTCACTGGAAAGACATTAAAGAATGGGCCGGAAAAGCGCTGGAAGCGGTAAAGGACTTCTTCGGGACGGAGGTTGCCGACGCGCTGACAAATATCGTGTCCGGGATTGCCGGATGGTTTGAATCCATTCAAACCAAGGCGAGCAACGCGCTGACGGCAGTTGACGATTTCTTCAAGGCGCAGTTTGGCGTTAGCCTTACAGATGTCGTCCAGAACGTGGCTGACGCTTTTAAATCTGTTTATGACTGGGCGCACGATGCGCTGACTAACGCAGCCAATTTCTTTAACGCAACCTTCTCTGACCCGATCAGCGGAATCCTTGAGAGTATTTCGGGGTGGTTTGACAGCGTGATTTCCAAGGTCGAAACGGCCATTGAAAAGGTTCAGACCTTTTTGGGACTGGACACTGAAAAGAGAGACAGCAACCCCAATAATCCATACGGGAATAACTGGCACAATACGGGAACTCCGCGCAAGGCAACCGGCCTTAACTATGTGCCATATAATGACTTTCCGGCAATCCTGCATGCAGGCGAAGCCATCCTGAATCGCGCAGATGCGACGGCCTACCGCGCCGGAAACGTCGGCGGCATCAGTGTGGAAAGCATCAGTCAGGCCGTCGCTGTCGCTGTACGCGAAGCGCTTGACGGCGTGGGCGTGTACATGGGCGCGGATAGAGTGGGCGATCTTGTGACGCAGCGCGTGAGCCGCAACATTGCCAAGGGCGCAAGAGCTATGAGGTATGCAAACGTATGATGACAAGATACGCCTGCCGACTGAACGGCATTGATTTGTCGAGCATCGACCCGGCAATCTATGTGCTTGACGTGAGCACCGTTTCGCCCGTGCGCGATCTTGTGACGACACCGCTTGCAGGCCGAAGCGGGCAGAGAATCACGAAGCGCACGACGAACAGCCTGAGCGTCGAGGTGAAATTTGAAATCCACGAGCAGAACACCGTTCGCCGCGCCCTCATCGCGGAGAAAGTGACGGAGTGGGCAATTCTCGGCGGCGTTCTGACGACGAACGACCGACCCGAAAGGCGGCTGCACGTCATCTGCGAGACCCTGCCGAACTTCTCCGCTCTGCGCTGGACGAACAGCATGACGATGACATTTACGGCTTTTGAGATACCATTCTGGGAGAGCGAATACCCGCGAAACGCGACGGTTGACGGGAACGGCGAAGCTCAAATGATTGCGCCGGGTTTTGCGGACGATTCCCGCGTTTGGGCGAGCGTGACCAATGCCGGAACGGGCGCGATCACGAGCGTAGACCTGACAGCCGGACAAACCGCGCTGCACTTCTCCGGGCTTGCGCTCCCTTCCGGCTCGGTGCTGGAAGTCGGAACGGACGAGCACGGCGTTTTTTATGCGCGAATCGGGAACAAAAGCGTGCTGAGCAAGCGAACGGCAGAATCGAGCGACGAGCTGCGGCTTGAAGCCGGGAAGTTTGGCAAGCTGTCCGTCTCCACGGACGGAAAAGCAAAGACAAGATTCGGCGTGAGGGGGTATTACACATGAGCGTAAGGCTTCCGCGTCTTCTTGACGCGCAGCTCCGCGAGGTGTGCCGTCTTCATCCCGTTACGCTGTCCATCAACGAGCGGCTTGTACCGCCGCATGATGCTTCCATGACGCTTCCTCCGGGCGAGGGAGCGCCTTTCCATGCATGGGTAGAGCTTTATACCATTGACGGAAGCGCGGGATTCTACCGCGTGTCTGGCGCGTCTGAGTGCTATGTCATCACAGGCGACGTTGACCTAGAGCACAGTGCGGCGATTCTTGGCGACGCGATCATCCCCGGCGAGGGGAAGTACAGCGGAACATGCGCCGAAGTGCTGACGGCGATGCTGGCAAACCAGACGACGCTCATAAACGGTCAAAAGCCTTGGGTTCTCGGCACGTGCGCAAAAAGCGCAAGCATCGAATATGCGTATGACTGCAACAACATCCTGTCGGCAATGACGGAAGTAGTCGGCGACGAAAAAGACGGCTACGCACTCGAATTTGACGACACGCACGGCTTCCCGTGGAGGGTGAACGTCGTATCGGTCGAAACAACCGCGAGTTGCGAAGGACGACTGAGCCGAAACCTCGAAAGCGTCAGCGTCTCGATATCCGATGATGAGTTCTGCACGCGGATTTACTGCAAAAGCCTCCCGGAACCACACTACATCGACGGTCCGACCGTCGGCGTATGGGGAATCATCACGAAGACGATCACTGTCGGAGAGGGCGTGACCGCTGAGAGCTTGAAAAGCTACATTGTGCGATACCTCGAAGACCACAAAAACCCGCGAAACAGCATTGAGATCAACGGCGTTGATTTGGCGACAGCGACCGGAGAAAACCTTGATTTGTTCCGAATTGGACGGCTTTTCCGGCTTGCGCTCCCCGACTACGGCGTAAAAATGGAAGAACGAATCCTTGTGCGCAGCATCACCGACGTTTACGGCGACCCGCGCGGCGTAAGGCTGACGCTTGCGAGCAACATCCGAGACACGGCAGAAGACCTCGTGCGACTGGACAACACCGTAACAGGCGGCTCGTCCCAGAACAGCACAAAAAAGTATATCGGCGGTGGAAAGGGCACCGGCCTGTCAAAAACGTCCGTACTCGATATGCTTAAAAAGACCGATTCTTTCACCAGCGCAACGGAGGCTTGGGTTAAAGAGGCGGGCGTGAAAATCGAAGCGAATCACGCCGACCTGTACGCGACGAAGAAAGCGATCACGGGAAATTGGGCGGGAGACGTTGAGACAATCAACGCCTTGATTACCGCATCGAGCGACAACGGCGGCCTTGTATCAATGATTGTTGGTCGGCACAACAAGATTGAGGACGTGAACGCCGCCATCTCCGCAACCGCCGCCGGTGGTGGTCTGATCAACATGAAGGCCGATGCTAAGACGGTTACAGACATGGGAGAACGTCTATCGTCGGCGGAGATCACGCTGAACGGCGCGGACGGGCAGATCGGCCTTGTGGGGCGCGTCGAAACAGCAGAAGGGGATATCAAGTCCGCAGAAGTTAAGATTGACGGTCTGAACAGCGAAATCGAGCTGAAAGCGGACAAGATCATGCTGAAAGGATACGTCACGGCAGACCAGCTATCCGCTGAATTGGCAGATTTTAAGCTGACAATGAACGAAAGCGTAGTTACGAACTTTCTTGGCGTAAACAATAAAGCTGTGATTAATTCGATGACTTTAAACACGAAACCTATATCATTGGAAAGCCTAGATGTCGCCACAGGAAGAAGCACCGGGACAGTCGTGTATGTTTCGCAAATCAATTTGAACAGTGATGGGACAGTGAAAAGCGTAAAAGGAGATAGTAAAACGTTTGTGACAGGACTGTCTTATTCAACGATTCAATATTTGAAATGGAGTTGATGATATGGACGATATAAACGGAATGACGCTTGCGCTCGGAAATGCGCTTATTCTTTTGGATGATGTGCAAACGTCGGGAAGATCAAACCTTGACCGTTTGCTAACGGCAATGCAACAAATTGATAAGGTAAGAAGAACACTTTTAAGCATGAAGGAGGAATCCGCAAATGAAAATCACGACAAGCAAGGGCAAGACGCTTGACGTAAACTGGGCGTTCGGCCCAACCAGCGAATCTGGAAGTCTGATGATCGAACTCACCGATAACCGCCTTTTGTCGGAAATTTCCGCTGACTTTGAAGGCAACAGCAAAATCGAAAAGACAGACGAGACGAAACCCGGCGTAACCGAAGTCTATGAAGGATTTATCGAACTTGCAGCCATCCAGCGCAACAAAAACGGCAGCGTGCTTGTGAAGCTGGCAAAGGAGTGATGACCTTTGAGTCTCGGCGTATTCAAGCGCAGAATTGACGTAGACGCTGATATCCAGATGACCCCGCTAAAGTCGCTGTATGCGTCAGGCGACAAGGACGCGCATGTTTTCGAGCTTTCCCTCTACCGAGGCGCTCAAGAAATGGATTTGAGCGGCGCAAACGCTCTGGGCTATTTTATCCGCGCGGACGGGCATACCATTTCCATCAAGGGAGAGACCAGCGGCAATATCGTGACCCTCACGCTTTCGGAGGGTTGCTATTACGTTGTCGGCGACTTTCGCTTTGTCATTAAGGTTTCCATCGGCGAAATCCGCAAGGCGGTATTTTATGGAGTTGGCTATGTCACGCGCAGCGCGACGGATGCGATTGTTGACGATGAAAACGTTATCCCGTCTCTCGACGAGCTGCTTGCCCAAATCGCAGCGACCGAAGCAGCGGCAAAGGCTGCGAACACGGCGGCAACGAATGCAAACAACGCGACCAAGGCCGCGAAAGAAGCGGCGACAAACGCAAATACGGCGGCAAAAAAAAT